ATCGGCTCCACCTATTCCGTGGTGTAAAGTCGACAAGAATGGAATGCCTAAAACCTTGTGACCGTTAAGGTCACTCATTAAAGGTTCAAGACAATCCAAACGGGTCGCCCTAACTATCGCGAGATCTTATGAACGTATAACTCTTCCGATTGATTATCATCCAAAGTCTATCGACGAACCTTCATCTTACGATGAAAGGTTTGAAGAAACAACAAGGGATTTTAAACAATGGTTAGAGAAATACACTCAAAAGTACCCGTGATATTTAGGTTCGATACACCCACGAGACAGCTATGAGCCAAGGATATTTACAACGTTATCTAAAGGTCCTAACGGATCTGCAGTAGCGTGTTCACATCTTGACGCCAAAGCTGTTGTTACTGATCCTGTCTTATATTCATCTATTAAGAAACTCAATGAAAGCCTTGGCCAACAATGAATTACTCAATGGATGGAATATATGGCAGAAACAATAACTGGAGAGAACAAATGAATTACTGGTAGATTAGGCTTCTCAGCCGAACCTGCTGGTAAAACACGAGTTTTCGCCATCGCAGATTACTGAAGTCAAACATCGTTAAAGGTTATACAGGATTCCCTGTATAACACCCTAAAGGCAATAAGTACAGATTGTACAAAAGACCAAGATAAGGGTTTTAAAACCCTACTCAAGGAATCATTGAACAAACCGACATATTGTTTTGATCTCACAGCAGCCTCAGATCGAATTCCTGCAATTATGCAGAAATATAGATTAGAGTTGATGTGGAACCAAACTTTAGGTGATGCTTGACACTCAGTAATGACGGATCGGTCCTTCTATGTTAAAAATACAAAAGAGTGATTGAGATGATCGGTAGGACAGCCATTAGGCTTACTATCCTCATTTCCATCATTCTCTTTGTGACACCATGATATCGTCCAATACGCATATTATCGATGTAGAAAAAGAAAGGGTTTGAACCCGATCAAATTCTTCAAAGATTATAGGTTATTGGGTGATGACTTGGTGATTTTTAATAAAGAAGTTGCTGATGAATACCAGTATCTGATAGTTGAGGTTTTTAAAATAGATATCAACCTTACTAAATCAGTTATTGGAGATTCAAAGAATTCCCAAATAGAGTTCACCAAAAGGCTCTCTCTAAGAGGGGAAGAAATGTCATCAATTAAATACAATATATTAAATAAAAACAGTATGAAATTCATGCTAGATTTAGTTGATATAATGTATGAAAGAGATTTCATTAGACAAGATATACGACACTATGGTGTGTATCCCTTCCTCAGTACGAAAGAAAGGACCGTCTTTAACTTTATGTTATGACTTAGATCAGACTGTGAAACACCCTTTGAATTCGGGTTAACTTCACCTCGTCTGGTCGAACGTTCTAGAGTATCAGAATTGATACTCGAGAAGCGTCATCAGAACTTACTGTTAAAAACAGAAACTATGGATCGGATCTTAGGCTCCAATAGGAGTTTAGAAACGTATTACATAGGATCTTCGCTACCTTATAGTGTAAAGGCACTTGGATTAGAACGCTACCAAAGTAACAATCTAATGCTTCACCCAATTGTATGGGCTGTAAATCAAACTGGAATGGACCTTAGCGATACGCTATCGACAATCTGGGATATACAAAGTCCAGACGTGGCTCCTGTTGAGTACTTACCAATAGTGAGTTTGAAAAGTTATTTCTCTAC